TTGTGTTTTCGTCGTATTGAATGCTCTGAGGAACCACAAATAAGAATGGGTATTCTACGGTACCACCAGAGACATGAAGCTGTCCAAAATCAACCAAATTTCCATAAGCGAATGTATTGAGAATTGGACTCTGTTTTTGAAATTCTTGTATCAGGTCCAAGACCCTATGAAAAGTTATGTAATAATTCATCGTATTTCTTTAGGTTGATTTTGCATTTTTTGCAATTCATTTTTTTGTTGAACTATGCGGTCTTTAATAAGTGATGCAGTGTTCAAACATAAATATACATTGCTGTCATTGATGCGTTCGAATTTGGTTATGTCCTCTTTCGCCAGGGTATATGTTAGGTTGAAGTAGAATCGCGCAGCACCTTCGGATGGAGCCATTTGGGGAGTATCTTCGTTATCGGTTTCATTAACCTGATTAGCTTCATCTTCGCTTTCGTAGAATTTTCTATATTGGTAATGTACTCTTTTGCGATGAGAAAAAAAAAATTGGCACAGCCAAACCAATAAGCTATTGGTAGATTTTTTCTAAACATTTCAGCTCTCTCCATAACCTCGGCTGACTTAAAATCCACAAGCTTATATTCCGTCCCTTTTTCTACAACAACAGGGCGATATAGCAATGCCATTATTATGTGGATTGAATCAGTTATTTTATCTTGTTGGGAGAATACCTCCAGGTCAACCCATTGCCCCCACTTCATATTGCCCCAATCATTTTCCAGACCATAGGTAACACCATCGAATTGAAATGTAAAAACAACATCGTCAGGGTTTGGTCTAAGGATGTGTGAAGATAGAACTCCCTCCACAAATCTGATTTGGTCTACCGGTAGGTCTTTTAATTCTTCAACCGTAATACCCAAATAGAGGGCTAGCATCTCTGAAGGGTTGGTATATTTAAGTGGGTTTTTTTGTATGGTCTGATAAAGCTCAATGGTCATCTCTGTGTTAACCTTTTGTACTTTACCATCAATTAAAATTTCAATCATATTATCGCGAATTTTTTTGGTTTGTTATGTATGAATTCTGCTACTACATAGCGTAGTCCGTCAAGTAAGTGGTCCAGGCCTTGTGTCTGGTTGGTTACCCTTCCTGAACGGTCTTTTTTGTAGCGGTAGTTCTCAAACTCCTGGATGAGGTTTGTTGAATCTTTATGCACATAAATTTTGTGCTGTCTGACTTTCTGTATACCAAACAAAACTGAGTTAGCGCCTTTAGAGCAACCACGTACTTTTAGTCCCCCCCTGTTGAGTTCTTCGATTGATTTTGGTTCAGCAGAGTCGGCCACAATGTCATGTGTGCGGTCCAGGTTGTGTTCGTTACGCATCAGATGCAATAAGTCATCATTGGTTAATCCCTGTTGATATATCAGCTCACGTACAAATAAATCCTTGTCCCTGACTTTGACCTCCACCAGTGCGGCTGGGTCTGAACTAAAACCAAAGTCCAATCCATAGTAAGTGTATTTTGTACCATGTGGTTCCCCCTCGTAGATTTCTGGTTTTTGGTATACGATTTCACGTGGGGGGACAATCTGGGATTCAGAATAAATTAACCAAAGGTCATGGTCTGTTTCCTTGAGTGAGTTTATGCTTTCTATTATCCGTTCGTCCAGGAATGCATTTTCTCTCCACGTTGAGATTAAAACACAACCCTTATCTTTTTTCTCGTAATCAAGGCCCCACCAATCAGTCGGGATTTGTGGATTATAAGCTGTAATTATGTATTTCTCTGTTCGGATGTCCAGTTGAACAAAGCTGTTCATTTCAATCGTGTTGACCTCATCAATCATTACGATGTCTGATTTCATTCCGCGAAGCTTTCCTGTCTTGTCGTCTAAGCCTATAAATCTGACCGTAGAGCCATTTTTAAATTTGAAAAGCATGTCAACCTTGTTGTAAGATTTTTCATCCCACAAATCAAGTTTTTCCATTTCTTCTTGGAAGTCTACCAGGATTGTATTTTTGATTGACACCTGGGTTTCGCGTGCGATTGTGATAGTCAGCTTGGGTTGAACTAAAGCTTCAACAATTAATATTTGAATGGCTGCTCTGGTTTTACCAGAACGGGAAGAACCTCGCAGGAAAATATATCTTTTTTCCTCCAGGATTTTGTCTCTTATTTTTTCAAATAATTCGTTGGCTTGCAGCTTCATTATAATTTCCTGGTGGATAAATCCTGCCGAGGTTTGAAAACGTTTTTATAAAGCGTGTCTGTTGCTTTGTGTAATTCGTACATCAATTCTATATCACTGCTAAATTGTTTTTTTACAAACAAGGTAAATTCGAATAAGCAAAAGAATTTTTCTGTTTTGGATTTAGTATCTGCTGGTACATCAGATACGGAAATCATTTTGTCTTTATAGAACCAATCCCCCACTTCTAAAGCAAGTGCTTGACGGCATTCTCTCAGTAACTTTTTGGCTTTAAGATTACCATCAACATCTTCCTGTTTATCTACCCAGAATTTCGTTACCAGTTGAATTGACCTTAAAGGTTTTTTGCAGACCGTGCTTGCCTCAAATCTTACGTTTTTGTAAGTTTGTTTTAATTCAAAATTTTTGCCAATAGGTTTTGCTTTTTGGTGAATCATTATTCAGTTCCCTTCTTAATTATTTCAATTTGAATGGGGTTGTTGTCGTTGATTTTGTCCCCCTGAGTTGTGATGTCAATTTGTTTTTCGTCCTGCCAATTCGCTTTGAATTTGTTTTTCATGATGATTGTCCACAATCTCTGATTGAACTTGTTGGATTGGCCTGTTGCAATTGCTTCGTGAGCTCTTTCATACCACCATTGCTCACATAATTTGCTATACTCTTTGAATGCTTCAGAATACTTTTTATCTCGCTTTAATAATGCGTAGTGTCCCTCCCAGGAAATACCAAGGGTAATTAAAAAATCTGTGATGTGCTTTCCGTTACGACCAGCATCAATCATGATATTGTACCATTCGGGTGTTAGGGTTTTTTCCAATCTAGGTCTTCCGCCCTTGTTTTTTTGTTCTTCGCTCATTTCTTAAAATTATTGATAGCATGTTTAATGTTTTCTACGGCATTATCCAACGTAGGTACGTATTTTGAATTTGGGTACAGAGCTGCGTATGTGTTAAACACATCCATTTTATCTAGGTCAGTGTAGTCAGCTATCTCTCGTTGAGAGATAACGTTTGAAAATACCTCTTTCGCTGCGCTGATGTGGTCAACTGATTGCAGGTTGTTAATAGTTTGTTTTTTGCCACTTTTACAATTACACATACGTTTTATTATTCAGTAAATCATTTATGGTTCTGTAATCAACTTCGTATTCATTTGCAAGCATTTTCATTGAATATATTCGGGGAATATATTTTTTTCTTATTTCTTGAACTTGTTGAATCGTAAGTTTTCTTTTTTTCAAAATGTTTTCTCCCCATAAACCTGTTTCACGCGCGTGTTTTAAGTTCTCTGCAGGAGTGACCCATTCTAAATTATTTACCCGATTATCATCTTTAATTCCATTGATATGATTGACCTGTGTTTTTTTTTCAGGATTGTGTATGCATTGAATTGCAATTATTCTATGAACATAAAATTGTTTGCTTTGATGATAAACAACTTTATATCCGGCTGAATGAGTGTGTTGTTGTTTTTCAACACCATCATACGTAATTTTACCGTTTGATTCTACTTTAAACATATCCCATGTTGATTGTTTTTTAATAAATATAACAATAAAAATACTGGAAACAACAAATAAAAAACCCCCACTCTTTGGTGGGGGCACTGTCGTCCGGAAAAAAACTGAAGACATGCATATTTTTTGTGGGAACAAAAATAAAACCGGTCCGACTCTATAAATATAACATCGTAATTTCACGAAGTATACTTTTTTTCCTTTAGCATTTTTTTTAGCGAATGATTTTCTTCCATCATGTCGTCGACTTTTCGTTGGAGTGCATCAACCTTTTCGTTAAGGGAGGTTATCTCACCCTTCAAATCCTGGATTATCGTTTGATAAATCTGAACTGACTTTTCCAAATTTTGGAGTGAAATTGATTCAACCTCTTTCTTCCCCCTCTGTTGACCAATGACGAATGTTAAGAATCCTGTTATCGCTGGAATGACAATGTTGATTATGTCCATAAATGTAGATTGTGTATCTGAAAATAAATATAATCTATTTTATTTATTCCGGAGAATAATTTTCCAGACAGCTCCAATTATATTTTGCTAGTAATGGTTCAATATCTAATTTGCGTTGGTCTACATTATTATATTTTGGTATGTGTTTATGAAATAACAAATGATAATCTACGAAGGTTAAATCTTTATCTTTGATTTGAGTGCGTTTATCTCCCTCTAGAGCGAATAACTCCTGTTGGAAATAGGAGTACTCCAAATCGTGAAAAATAATTGATTTACGGAAGAATTTTAGAATTACTGCTGCTCCTGTTTTTTCTATTTTAATCATTTTGTTGGAATTAAGTTTTGGTTTTTAAAATCATTGTATTCTTTGTGTGCTTTTTTAAATTGTTCATCCGTTGAAGTACGATAAAGAAATTTTTGTGCTTCGTCAAAATCTATTTTTTGAGATTTAGACCAGTAGGAAATAAAAGTCATATTTAACATTCCACGTTCTACTGGTTTTTGCACTAAACTTCTTGTTTTCATTTTTAACCAAGGTTCCTCCATAAGATAAGAAAGACTATTTTTCATGTATTGTACTTGACCTTTTGTATTCATTTCATGAATGTACTTTGTTGAATGTCTTATGACCTCCTGTTTTTCCTCTTGTGAAAACGTATCCCAAAGTTCTTTACCATCTTCTATGTCTCTCACCTTGGAGGGGGGGAAGTTCCCCAAGAACTTCCCATACCCCCCCAAGTGAGAGAAATCAGAATTAGTATTATGGTTAATTACTTCTTTAGAAGTAATTAACATTTCTATCTCTTTCTCTTTAAGGTTTTCTGGGTTAGGTTGGGTTAGAGTGGGTTTTGCTAAAACCATCTGGGTTTCTAAATAACCGAGTGGGTTTTCTGGGTTATGTTGGGTTTTATTTGGACGACCCCCTTTTTTCCCGTTTTCCCTGTTAATTTCACACTTACGATTATATTCCTCAACCATATCGTTCAAATCCTTTTCTAATAAGATTAACATACCTTCAACCTTTGTGTCATCACTTATTAGGTCTTGACCATTCTTCCAACGGCCAATAGCTTTCATTAACTTACCTACTTGCTCATCCGTCAGGCGATTTTCAAATGCATCAAACCACGAATTGTAGATGATAACATTTTTCAACCTGAAATTATTGTTATTTTTTTGTTCCATTTTTTAGTTGCCTTATTGTTTATCTAGATATTCGTTTATTATCGTTTCAACGAATGAATGCATCCAGTATTCGTTATCCTTACAATATTTTTTTATCCTTGCATGTGTTGGTTTGTCAATTTTTAGAGTGACCAACTGGTTATTAACACTTTTTTTTTCTTTTTTCATTTCTCCTTTTTTTGATAAATATACAACCCAAATAAAAAAAAACAAATTGATTTAAGTTTTTTTTAGGTTTTTTCCAATTATTCTTATAT